ACACGCATCGGCGATTGTACTGTGAACATTGCTCTCGCCATATTCAGTAACAATGGCCTTTGCTGTCATTGAATGGACGCGATAGACAGTATCAATTGCTCCGCTTCGTTTTGTGGATGAAATATAAGTGTTTCCAATTGCCCAATTTTCAAAGACAAAACCATCCTCGTCATCTTCAGCAATATATAAAACACCCCATCCAGCCACAATGGAATCAAGAACAGTATCAGGAATTTCAGAATCAAAGTTAGATCCGTGAATATTGCGCCACATTGTGCGACACGCATTATCTAACCAACGCTCGCCCTCTGTGATTTCTCCTTGGTCATCAACACCATCGGGAACAGCTTTAAACCAGACGGCATTTGCTGGGGTTGTTCCGCTTACAATAGAGCTAGCCAAAACCTGTGTTGCATCCGCCCCAGTGGTATCAAACAAGTTCGCACGGATGCGCTTTGTATCTTCCTTGGTCCCATCAAACTCAGGCAAACGCTCAGGTGCCGCCATTTCATAACATTCGCGCCACTCACGTTCATGGCATTGACGCTCTGCTTTCATTTCTTGCAAGCGCTGAATACAAGTTTTAGCTATATCCATCATTACCCGCCTAATTGTTTTTTGGTGGAGCCATACAGTGATCCAGTTTCACGAACCTGTTGTAGCGCTCCATAAATGCCACCACTCTGATTTTGTGATCCTTGTGGAGTCTGAGCGCTAGACAAAGCTGTTCTCGCACCGCCGCGTTTCATTGCTGCTTCGCGATTGGCTTCTGCTGTAGCTTTATCCTTTGCGCGTTGTGCATCACCCTCAGGATCTTGCTTCTGTACCTTTGGTCTGCTACCCATTTTCAACCTCCTGATAAACATAGCCACGATCTTCAACGAAAACAAAACCCATCTTCTTTGGCTTATCTTCGGCCGTTTCAACTTTTGGTTTTGCCATTCTTGCCTGTTTTGATTTAACTTCAGGCAAGGTTTCTTTTGCTTCAGTCATTCTACTTACTCCAAAATGAAAACACCATCTTATCAGATATTAGTAGGTAATAAAAAAGCCCTCAAAGGGGCTTTAATTGAATATCTTTTGACTTTCTAAGTGGTATCCATTCTGGATTATCCAGCCAACCACCCCAGCATGATAACAGATTACCATCTATTAATTTGTAGTAATCAATAGGTAAACCTGTTGCAGGGTAATCCCAATAATGCGTACTTCCATCGGGAGCATTCTTTCTGATTTCTTCAATGGTCATTGCGGCAGCTCCGTTACATAAATCTTCTTTCCAGAATGATTCAAATATCCGCACTCATATAGTGGGTTGCAATCTGGCTTATCGTATGCTCCAAACTCACCCCAAACAGCATCCCGAACCTTATCCCAATTCAAACCTTGCTGACCTCTCTTTAACTCATGTGGTGTTGTTAGAACTAGCTTTGAATCAACCCAAATACCATAAACTTTATTCATTACAAGCTCCTACCATGGCTTTGTAAATATTGTGCGCTGTAACTTTCCCGTCTATTTCACAGTTATCAGCAGCAATTAACATTTCTTGACTTGGCTCCACAGGCACAAACTTATAGCCTTCTCGGTTTGCGGATGCGATCCACATATCCCATAAGTCATTAACACTAGTTGCAAAGTAAAACTCACCGTTCTCGCTCCACTCTAATAATTGTTGGTTTGGATGAATATCCCCATCATGGTGATTGGCAATATAATATTCCTCAAAAGCCTTTCTCTCATTATCATGATTCATCACACCCACCCTACACACTTAGCCACTAAAAACAGAATAAAAAATACATTCGATGCCACAAGCCAGTTAATGACTGCGTTTTTATCTTGCAATTTTTTCTTCATGAAGTTTTTGTCACGGTTAGCGATTGCTAAATCATTTTCAATCAACTTTTTAGCCTGCTTCAACTGCTCAATTTCCATGTTCAACATGCGGACGTTTTGTTTCTGCTCGTCATCGCACGATATGCCAACCCCACGACTAACCAACTCAACCGCTAAGGCTTCTTTAATCTTGCTGACAATCTCCGCCTGCTTCTCAGTGCTTGCGCCGATACGCAAAGTTTCGCTAATATAATTCCGTGAATGCCCGATCAATTTAGACAACTCAGAATTACTCAAGCCTAGTTTAATTTTCGCTTCGTTTACCGCATTTTTTAGTTCGATCATTTCATTACTCACTATGTTTAAAATTACTGTTTTTGTGTTTGCGGGGATGTTAATTTTCATTTTCCACGCTCTTGCTTGACCAATAATTAATTGATGGCTCTGCAACTAAATCAAAATCTTTACCGCAGTTATTACACTTAACAGCCCATTCTCCAATTTTATCATCCTCGTGAACTTGATCATTAATATCATCCCTATTCATTCCCCAACTACAATATGGGCAATCAAAATCATACATACCTATAACCTCATCAAATTATTAAAATTAACTTTCTTAACTTCACACCATCCGAAGCCGTTGTACTTATAAAACTTCTCATTGATCTTATAAAAACACGACTTCCTGAAATCGTAGTGCGTTGCGCCTTTGGGTTTTGTCACTTTAAACCACGTTCAAATACATTGTTCAGCTCGGATAGTTCTTTGCGTCCAAACCAGTCAGGCTTCGCTACTTCTTCGTCATTCATGTCAAACCATGCATACGGCTTAATGAGCATCTGCCCTTCCATAAATTCACACATAACCCAATCAGAAACCATGCAGCGTGCGGTTAAATCACCAATCTCAAAGTCTGCCAATCCATCCTCAAAACGTACTAATTCAATTTTCATTTCATCACCCTGTTTAAATCTGAGTAAATGTCTGCCCAGCGAGCCAACTCAAAATGCGCTTTCTTCTGAACCGATAAATCATCATGCGCTATATGCTCAGCAGCGCGTATCATGTTTCGTTTTGCCTTATCGATGCTAAACATTTCGTCTTGCTCGACTTGGCTCATTTCGGTTTTGTAGTTTCGCTTGTTCTCGCTAGACTTAATCAACTGCTCTAAGTTTTGTCGGCTGCATCCGATTTTCTCGCATAGTGCCAATTTTCTGCCATGCCCAAACATGCACCACATTTCTAGTTCTTTCATGCCATCAACTCGAAAGCGTTTAATATCTTAGCCCATTGATCGTCACTGCACTCTAACTGACCGACAAGTATTTTCTTCATAGTCGGCGCTGACATTTCAGACAGTACCGCCAACTTCATGTATGAATGATCTTCACAAAACTCGTTCAATAATTCACGTCTACGGTTTGATGCATTGCGCTTGTTTTTATCATCAACCATTTTTTGAATGACTGGCTTAAAAACATCATCCACACCAGTCGCAAATGATTTCACAACACGCTTCACCACACACACTTCAAAATGCGGTCTGCCTAGTTGGTTCGCATACTCAACCATGCATTGACGGATTAGGTTTGGGTTTGGTTTGTTCATAACTAAAGCAAATCCTCGATTAACTTGCTATAACCGCCGATGTCGTGCCATCCATCAACATGGTTAAAGTCGCCGTTCACGATACGCGCCATTTTTGAAGCGATCATGTACAAAGCCATGCGGTGCGGATATGGAAGATCATTCAATCCATTAACACGAACTTCCGAAAGTGCTTCCATGATTTTACCTGTAGTTCGAGCCACATCTTCAAAGCAACCATACTGCGCCTGACGCTCTGCCAATGTTGCTTCAATGGTTTGTTGTCGCACCTGCTCAATCTCTGCGTATTGGTCGTTTAAAGATGATGCGCCAAAACCATGATCAAACTCAGGTAAAGAATCCACAAAAGGCAATTCTTCTGGTTGTGTGTGGCGTTGCCAAAGTAGCAATTGGTGAGGGGAGCCAAGCCCATCCATTGAGAAGTACACACCTTTATCATTTTTGTATCCATAGTTTGCCCACTCTGGAACTTCAATATCATCATCTTTCCCGACAATTCCGCGCATCACAAGCTTGTAACTACCGTCTGCCTGTTTTTCTAAATACTCTTTCATAGGATTAACTATATCTCGAAGTTCTTGGATGGTGATTAACTTAAATTTGTCAATTCCAGAATCAGTCATGGTGTAATCCGAGAACTCGCCATCGATATTGTTTGCAATATACTTTGGATACGAAAATCCACTGTAATCACTGCTAAACATACCAATTGTCGATAGTATTTTTTCGATCTCAAGCACTTCAGATTTATTGGTAACTTTTACTTTAAACTTTTCCATCACTTCTCACCTTTTAAATTTTGCTTAACTTTGCGCCAGTCCATATAGATTCTGCACGCTTCCAGCGTTTTGGCTGTTTTAATGCCTTTCGCATAATCCGATCTCAACTGCATAACATCCGCATAGCTCATGTCGTAGCACCATCCATTCGGTGTATCGTACTTTCGATACTTTTTGAACTCTGCCATTTTCTTCTCATTTGTTTCGATAGAACAAATATAATAATTTTTATAAAAACAATCAAATCATTTTTCTAATATCTATATTTATTTTCCTGATATAAAAAAACCCCGATCATGGAGGTGGTCGGGGCGTAAACGAGTAGTGATCTGATTAATATATATGATGATCAGTCAGACTTCAACTATCTCGATACCGTAAACACTCATCATTAAGTGCTTTTTTATGCGAAACACTGGATTTTCTTTCGTGATTTTAGACTTCACATCCTCAGCCACTAGCTTTCCATTTTCAACATACTGGAAGTCTGCCACATATCGCAGCGCAGGCTTTGCTCTAGCCTCACTACTGAACTTTACAGACTCAGCTAATACATACGTAGCCTGACAAGTTAAATCGCTTATAACGCCCGCACGTTGCAATATCTGCAATTCTTTAAATCTTCGATATTCCTTAGTTGAGTCAAATTTACCATCTTCATTTTCAATTTTACGATTGCGGTATTTTGGTTTTTTCAATTAAAAATCCTCTTGTTGTTGATAATATGATGCATCCAAATTACAGAATCTGGAATATTGTAATTCGGTGGCAAGTCTAACAGTTCCCACTTCCCCATCACGAGCTTTGGCAATAATGATTTCAGCAACACCTTGTTCTTTTGAGTTCTTATCGTAATACTCATCGCGATAAATAAACATAATCACATCGGCATCTTCTTCAATTGATCCAGATTCACGTATATCACTCATCATTGGCCGCCTATCCTTTCTAGCCTCTACTCCTCGGTTGAGTTGCGTCAAACAAAATACAGGGCAATCAAACTCTTTAGCTATAGCCTTTAAGCCCTTGGATATTGCGCCAACTGCTTGGTGATTATTGTCTGTCTTGATTGGCGACTGCATAAGGGTTAGGTAGTCAACAAATACAGCGCCAACATACCCATGCTTTGCTTTTAACTTTCTGCAATTTTTTCTAATGTCAGATAGTGACGGCCTGCTCCTATCATCAATCAAAAGATTGGTTGCTTTGAGCTTGTCGGTAGCCTTAACAAAATGCTCCCATTTTGAGTCAGGGATAGTCGCATCACGCATA